AGGTGTAAAGGATCTTGTGCTGCAACTTGTGGTGCAAATCTGGCTGTATCTAATGGTACAGATGTAAGACCAACTAATTGTGTTGCGTAATCTTTTGACAGATCCGTTAAAAATTCTGGTGCTTGTGTTAATGTTCTTGTTACTGCCATTATGCTACCTTATTTTCTAGTGCTTTCATTGTTGCGTACATCTTGTCAGCACCTTTGTCAATATTTCCACCACCCGCTGCTCTTACTGCATCTGCAGTGAATACAAATTCATTTTTAGATAATCTTGCTGGTACGTCATCAGCTTTCTCTGCTTTGCCCATTGGTACAAAACCACCGCCTCTTAAATCCATTTCCATACCACCCATGTTCATCATGCCACCTTCAGCCATTTTCATAAGTCCACCATTTTTAGCTTCTGGCATTTTATCTATCATTCTTTTTCTTCTCATAAACTTTTCAAAATCTTCTAGTATTCGATCTTGTAACATTTGTTTGTCTCTATTCTGCATGTCTCGTAGAAATTCTTCAAAATCTTTTTGATCACCCATTATACCACCACCTTGAGCGGGCGTTCTTTCTTCGGTAAATATTTCAGGATCAACAGTTTCATACAAAGCTGCCATTTGTGCTGGTGTAAATTTTCTAGCCTCAACATCAGGTAAAAAACTTAACCCAATAGCTTGTCCTGTTGCAGGGTCTGAAATATTTGCAATTCTTCTTATATCTCTTAAATTTAATCCAACATCTTGACCTGTAAACGCTGGGTCATCTTCATCTTTTGTAAAGGCACCGGCTAGTAATCCTGAAGCTAAAGGCACGACAACTTGTGGTGATAAAATACCACTTAAAAGTGTGCTGCCTATCGTAGAACTTTTGTCATCTTTTTTATCTTTACTACCTACAGGTGTGCTTAAAATATCTTTTATACCACCTAAAATACCACCAGATCTTTCATAGTCTGGTGTTTCTGAAGACGGATCGGTTGGTCTCTTTTTGCCAAGTAAAATATCTGTGAGAGGTCCAGTGACCACTTTTTTACCACCAAATTTTGAACCACCTGGTAAAGGTATACCAAATTGATCAACAGCTAAAGCTGCTGCAGCCGCACCTGCAGGGCTTTTCAACTCATTTGGAATGAGATCGTCGACTATTTTATCTTTAATTTTTCGAAATATACTCATGGTTATTATACATTACTTGGTTTTAGGGAACAAATCAAGCGCAGGCATAATTACCTTAACATCTCTTCTAATGTCAGCTTCTGGCACGCCTTTTGTCTTCCATTCGTCCTCTGATTTATATACCTCACCCGTTTTAAGGTTAGATATGGTTGTTATTATCTTTTCTGGCTTTATTGTTTGCATTATGTTGTTACCTCTCTTGGTTCTATTTCTAATATTGAAACCACTACATGCAGCTCATTTGCATCACTGGCTTGGACTTTTAAAGCCTCGCTAGCCTCCATAACAAGAGGCTGTGTCAAAAGCTCCACAGTAGTATTTGAAGATATAGTTTTGCTCTTAAATAGACTAAATATATTAGACGATGCGTCCACCAAAGTCACTGTTATATTAGCCCCTGACCCTGCATCTTCAGATACTAAAATTGATTTTATTACAGATGTTTTAAACGATGGTACTGTATACACTGTTGTAAGATTTGTCGTTGTTAGATCTGCTTTTTTATTTATAAAACTATTTGCCATTATGTTAAAAAGAAGTTTGAAGCTTCCATCTCATCTTTTAATTCTTGTTGATACGTTGTGTTTAGTTTTTGTATAATACCATCAAGGTCCCTAACCTGTGCATCAGCTACAGATTGTTTATACGTCTCACTAGGTCTTGTTAATACTTGTACTATCTTTGCCATTATCTATATAAACTTGCCAGTCCTCCTCTAGCGAAATCATAAGCAGGAGCATCGCTTGTAGTTGTAGTTGTGTCATTTGATCCATTAGCAGGATCAGGGTCCTGCATCGTTGGTGAGTAGTCCGATACTGACGTTGTTGTTGTTGTTGTAGCTCCGCCTTCGTCATCTTTATCCTCTTCATCACTGCCCGTATAATAATCTTTATTTGGATCAAAAGTAGGTTGTGTTGGTCCAGTTGTTACTGTGTCAGAATAAACATCATAGTCTCCAGTTTCTGCAAACTCTTTATCTCTTTTATCTAAATCGTCGTAATATTCTTCAGAACCAACATCAACTATATCACCGTCTAATGTTATAGCTTTATTGGCTACGATACCGGATGGACCTGATGGTCCATCACCTCCAAAAGGACTAAAACTTAATCCTTCTTCTCGTCTTTTATCTAAAAAGTTTTGACCTAAAGTTAAAGCTAGTGGTCCTAATACAGGTCCAAGAACAGCTTGCGCTAATAAACTCATTATACCTTGTTTAGCTATGCCGCCAAAAGTTGTTGGTCCTTTATCTTTTTCATCCTCATCTGAGCCTTCACCAGTAAAACCACCACCCACTATAAATTTATCAATTAAATTTTTATCATACCTAGCTGGGTTTAATAATCTATCAGCACCTCGAGAAACTAAACTACCTAAAATTAAATTTTGTATTGACATTATCTTCTCCCGTCCGGTTGTATATCTAATTTAAACGTGCCAAGTTTCCAATCTTGTGACGTTCCTGTATTTTCTATTTTTAACGCTACAGCTCTCGCTCGAGCTCTAGTATCTACTTTGCTAGTTGATGACGTTACAGTAAAAGGTCCTAATGAAGAACTAGAAGCAGCATCATTAGAAAAATTTCTTAAGTTTAATGTTACTTGTGTGTTACCAGTTTGAGATATAAAGTCAGGAACAAATCTTCTTATCTTCATAATAAATTCACCATCGCCTCTAATGTCTGCAGTTCCTGTGGTTGCACCTCTGGCTGTTCTTTGTGTAATATCAAAATCGCCAGATAATATATTTGCTTGAATAGCTGTGACTGTGCCACCTTTAACCTGATCCGTGCCTGTCTCATGTTGATAGTATGTGGTGATACCATCCGTATTACCTTGCACATATGTTGACGAAGTGGCAGGTTCAACACCGTCAGCATCATACTCCATGGCATGTGGTTTACCAAATACAGAAGAATCAGCCCAAGCTGTTCTAGCTAACGTGCCTACTGTCCATATAGGTCTTTGTGGTGATGAGTCTTGATAATTATAACAAACCATTCTGTTAACAACTTGTGAGTTTGCTGTTGGATAAAACCACATAACCTCACCAAACAAATTATTAAGTCCTGCAGCTATCATCTGGTTACCAGTATCAATATTAACATCATCATAAACAAAGTCCTCTACCAAACAAGGTAATGATTCAAGAGCACCAGCATATTTAAAAAAACCATTTTCTGAAAACCAATATGCAGCACCATCTACTTCAACAGCTGCATTTCTACCAACTAAACCACAGTTTGTTCCTGCTTGTACGAAAGCGAATGTAAACGGTTGACCAACAAAACGCATCAAAAATAAAGCTGTATCTGTATAAACATATATTGCATCCCTACCTCTAATCCCTCCTACTACCCGTGATCCGTCGGCCAATCTTTGTGTGCCGGCGTCATTGGTTGCTGTAGGTGTATACGTGTTAATATCCTCAACTGCAGAGAATCTAATAAACATATCATCTTGTGTAGTCTTATCACCAATGGTTGTTTCTGTACCAAAAAATACTAAGTGCCTGTCCGGTGTGGATACAAGCATGTGTCTTGATGCAGTAGGCGCACCAGATATAATCGTTGCTCTTGAATCTGTTGCATTTGTTGCAGCAGAGTTCCATTCAAAGCATTCGTTATCTACAACCAAACAAATTGCTTTATCACCAAAATTGTCAATGGCCCATGCACCAGGCTCAATGACTAAGTCACCAGATGCTGCCTCACCCCATGCTACGAAGTTTGAAGTATCTGTAACCGTGGCTCCTGCAGAGTGAGAAGCTGCTGTTGTGTTTCTTACACCTCTTGTTACACCTGTAAGTGTGTTTGTAGATATACCTGTGTAAGATATTTCTTCAGTGCCTATTTGTATAAAGTTTGTGCCTGACGATGGAAACTGTGATGCATCATTTAGTGTGATGCTTGTAGAAGAAGATGATATATCTGAAGATAAAACTGTAGTAAAAGCTCCTACTTCCTTTCCACCCCAAGAACCAAGTGACCAACCAAAACCTGCTGCTTGAACATCTGGTCCCACTCTAAAGTAATGTTGAACTCTTATACCACCAGATTGTGAGGCACCGGATCCTGTTTCTGCTGATGGCATGGTAATTGTAATCGTATTTGATGATGGCACCGTTGTAACCATAAATCTTATGTCATTAAAATTAGCCGCTGCATAATCAGAATTAGTTGCAGTTGAAAAATTATCTAACAATACAATATCACCAGCTGTGATACCGTGATCGCTAGAGAAGTTTATTGTAACTGTTGTTGATCCATTGGTCGTGCTGAATGCATTTGTAAGAGTGTTTGTAGATTTAATTGGGTGTATATCATAAAACACACCACCTGAGTATGCATATAAAATTCTGTTTGATCCTATGATAGTATATTTTCTACCTTCGCTATTTGTAAATTGGTGCATTTGTCTAACAGCACCTGTTATGTTATCAGCACCAAGTTGTTTCCAACCACCTATTTTTTCAGGAAATAGATATCTAAAACGAACATTATCACAGTCTACCCATTGGCCCTCTGCGGCTGTAGCAGTGATTTGTTTATTAATTCCCGGTGCAAAGTTTACCTTCTGTAACATAGATCTCCAGATTATATTAGATTGCGTTGATATTCAACGTTATTTGACTATTCCTAGCATAGGTCTTTTATCATACAAATTAGACTTTGCAAACT